GGACCATTGTTGACTCGGACACAGGTCCCCTCCAGCCGGCGTGAGCCGGATGGAGAGTTAGTGTGTCCGGATACTGCTCCTCGTCTTCGACGATGGGATTGGCCAACTCTGCTACCCTTTCTCTTTCGAGATTAGCTAGCAAGAGTAGACCTTTCACCGCCATCTGAGATTCGAAGAACAGTAGGCGAAGGGATTTCCTTGACGAGTCAAGGATTTCAGGATCTATTTCTGGAATCAAGAGCTCATCGAAAACAAGCCTCTCAAAGTCAGGAGGCGACTGTTTTGCAATCTCACGGATCGACTCTACTTGAGCCTGCTGATCATTCCAATTCGTGATTAATGCACGAATTAGAGGGATCAGGGTAGGTTCAATAGATAGATCCGTTGTGATTCGGGAGATCTTCTCCGTCGTCTGGCGGATGAACGTATTTATCCGCTTGACTTGGGACCGAACTCCGTCCAGCAGTTGGTTAACTTTCACTTGAGCAACACATTCTAAGACTAAAAGTCTTGCAGAACGTGGACTCATTGAACAGCTAACAGTGACTTTATAAAGCGATAGGATGTGATTTAATAAAATTACATCCCGTCCCCTTTGTAAGAGCCACCACTGGACAAGCATTTTCCGATTAAGCCTAAAGATAAACCGGTTTGAGTATTTCTCAAAACCAGGAATCTGTTCGGCTCGGAGAGCTTTAAAGAGTTCGGAAACAGCCTCAAAACTAACCATGTAGGGTAGGTCAAAGCCACGTCTATGGGCTTCCATCGTAACTGAAACAAATTCAGTCCACGACCCAATGGTTTTATATAAACCATTGATCGGATACCCAGTGACTTCAACTTCGTTGTAGAAGAATCTCTTCGCGAACTCAAATGAGTTATCACTTATAAGAGTTTTAGCAAAAGAGATCTCCACTCCGAATTGAGTCATGACGTTGACGTATTCCTTAGCTACTGCTTCGTTTCTTATGACTATGTCATCTCCTAGCAGTTTGTAATCTCTAAACTTGGGTAAACCAAGTCTAAGGGCTGCAAACTGTACTACGAAATGATGAGACACTGCGAAAGAGGCCCATGATGAGTAAGCCCCCATCGGTTGACCAGCTGCATATTTATACAGTTTGGATTCAAACGAAAAGGGTTCACTTGTCATGAGCTCCTTCCACGCCGCACCATAACCTTCACCATACATACCGTCAAGAACAGATACAGTTATATCAACTGGAAATCTGTCTGTGGCAGCTGTAAGGTCAAGAGAATAGTACGGCTCTGAGCTAGGACCAAAAGCTTTGATATCTTGACCAAAGGTCAAGTCCGGTCCACGAGGCCCTCTAAAGCTTCTAATGTTGCCATTAGATCTTTATGAAGAGGTTTAAGGATTGATTGAGACCAATAGTCAATGATACCAATGACTCGGTTCTTACCATCGACATCAGGAAC